TTTGGAGAAAGCCATCATCCCCAACTAGCTTTGTACCATTTCCTTGAAAAGCCATTATTCAGCCTCCTTGATTTCATTTTGTTCTTCTTTTACTTCTTTTTTATTCTTAACAGGTGCTTCATTACCACATATGCCACAAACATATGCTACAGGGATGTGGTTATTTCTCCTTGTATAGAATTGCTGGTTACCGCATTTATCACACTTCATAGTATACTCCTTTAATGCACATTTATTATCTAAGCATTTGCAAGCCATTATTTCGCCCACAATTTATTTATAGCTTCTACCTTGGTACTTCCAGTCGCTTTTAAATTGCAATTATTACACTGAACTCTATATTCCCCAGCTGTATTGATCACAGTATAGTCACCACCGCATTTTTTACACTTTTCAGGTACTATATACCCGTTTTCAATTCCTTTGTCGATGAAACGCCGTGTTATCTCGAAGCACTCGTCTACAAGAGTGTCGCATAAATCATCCCCTCTTTTAATTCTTTCTATAAATATTGTTTTTATAAACTCTAAGTTCATTTACACCCTACCCCACCATATTGTTGTTTCGAATATTGCACCCCAAGCTAAGTTCTCTGCTTGGCCATCATTTAAGACAGTTACGCCTGTTGTTATATTATTATTTATTAACACCTTATCAGTAGTTCCAATTTCGCCTTTAATTTTATTCACCTGTTCCTTGAAAGCGTCGAGATATGTGAGTGTGCTTGCTGCATTCGCAGCATCTGCGTTGCTTCCACCAGCATACCCGCTGAATTGGAATACAGCCCTTCCAGACTCACCTTGCTCTTCACACAAAGTCTCAGGTCTCTCTGGGTCAGCTACTTTTATCATAATAATATAGGGAGAAGTTAGACTCTCGCCAGATCCATATTCGAACGACCCAGTTATCACCAAATTATTCTTTATGTGTTCGTATAATATCTGATCTATTGTCATATTTTGCTCCCCTGTATCGCTCTATTTAACGCAATTTCTTTCGCAATACTTATATTGTTTGACGTACTTGCTTGTACCGCAGCTGGTCTCATATACGGTTGATACCTGTAGTTTGGCTTGCCATACGCTCGTAAGCCATACTCCTGTGCTAGTGCGTATGGTGCTTGTGCAAATACTATATATTCTGCTGGGGCAATGCCTACTATAGTTATTGACCCCTTAAGATCCCCGCTATCAACCGCAACTCTTCTTTGTGCAAAAGCCTCTATTTGACGAGCAACTTCGAAAGCCATCTCATTTGCGAATATAGCAGCGAACCTTGAAGTATCTATGTATATTTCTACGCCCATTACTCGAACACCTGTAACACTATTTCTTTGTGGTGCTCAACGCCAGAAATGCCCGAAGGTTGAATAGCGTATATCATTATGTACTCTTGACTATTCTGGATAACTTTATATCCATATATTGCAGGTGTGTCTACTGATGTATATAGTCTATGAGTAGCTTGCTCACCGTTCTTGCCATCTCTGAACTTTTCATGACCTGATATAGGCTGTATGAAGCCTTGGTAAGGCGAGCCTACTAAATCTTGCCATAAAGGAGTCTGAAAGCTACCAGCGCCTATTCTCTCTTGTATTTGGACGTCACTATAGTAATCTTCTAAAGCCATTAACAATATCCTCTTTGAAACTGTTCTATCATAGCTACGATATCAGTAGGAAGTCCAGTTTTGTTGTCAAACTTAGTGTAATCATAAGTCCCTATTGACTCTTGTTTCAACCCGTTAGCACTAGATTTGCTTAAGAAGTATCCGACTATTTTAGAAGCCACAAGTTGTGATCCATAAGGGTATATTGTTAGTTCTGCATCATCTGACGAATATGTAGCGGCATTTTCGATTGTTATTTTGTCGTCTTCTTCCTCAACAAGAGTTATTAGTTCTCGCAGGCCGCCTTTTAAGTCTTCAATGATCTTCCCAGCTTTTACATAAGTAAATTCATCAATATCTGTTATCTCATTACTTGTATTTGTTATATCGCCTGTAAAAGTGAAGAAGTCAATCCCTCTTACCTGAAGAAATAAACCCTCCGCTTGTGGTATAAGTGCATCAATCAAACTATCAAAAGTGGTAGTCGATATTTGCAAATATAGTTTGACTTCATCTCTTGTTACAATTGCCATTGTTTGCGCTTCCTTTATCAAATTTACTAGGCATTTTCTGCCTCTTGTTTCTTTTTTTTTCTTTTACGTTTCTTTTTTAACTGGCGCATAAAAGAAAATGACATAGCATTAAAGTTCTCCGAATCAACATTTTCAATATTCTCCTCGCCTCTTTCTATGCGTATATCATATTCTTCCATAGTCTAATCCTCTACAATGTGCCCCATAATTTTAATCCCGAATTCAGTTATACTTGTTAAGTTATCTTGTATATAAACCACGAATTTGTCATTTGTTAGTCCGTCCAGTCTAATAGCTACTCCGTACTTATCAGGCCCCGCAAAGGATTTTCTATATGTCAATCCCCAATCTCCACCACCGCCAGAACGGACAGCGTAGTTCACGTCGTATGCCGTAGCTCTAAATCCTGCATTACTAAATATATTTACTAGATAGTCTTGGGTTATATCGTTCTCAAACCCAAAAAAGACACCATTAGTTAATGCTGAGATATTTCCGAAAAGAGCATCATCTGGTTGAGAAGTTAGAATCATTTGTCCAATTGTTCGTGTCAAATCCCACTTAAACCCATTAGGAGGCCCCATTGAAAACATTTGAGAAGTTACAGATCCATCCACTGAAAGATCCCCTGTAGTACGAATAGAGAACAATACATTAGCTGGGTCTAAATCAAAGCCAATATACTGTCCTACAGTTATTGAAGTAGCTGCGGTAGCTACTACTCGTAACTGTGCAAACCTCTTAAATAAAACACCGCCTCCCAAATCCTCTTCAGAATATATCTCTATAAATTCACCAATCAGAAACCCGTGCCCCGCTACAAGAGTTATATCTCTGGTTCTAGCGCCTGATGTCCCATTTATAGTAACACTGTTTATTTCTTGAGTTAGGAAGTATTCCACTGGTGGCGTTGTTTGGTCACCGACTAGTACATCTAAAGAATTGTTACTTTCGTTAAACGACCGGCTTATCGCCTCTTCATATTGGCCCATTTATCTATCCCTACACAAATGTCTGCACGGATGTACCGCCAGTTACAGTATAGCCATTCACTGTTAAGTTCCCTATTGTCAAAGTATCTGTTTCAGTTGCAAGCCAGTCTTGTGCATCTCCAGATACTACCACTACCGCCTCACCGTTTACCAAGCTTAATGTTGTGCTAGTTATTGATGCTGTCCCTGCTGTTGACGTGTCTGCAATAGATAGTGTTGTAGTAAAGTCTTGTGTCAACCAACCATGTTTAATACCGTTGCTATCTACAATTTCTATTTTTACATCTCTAGTCCATGCTGCAGATGTAGCTGCTCTATTAACAGCTGTTGGAGTTATTTTCATAACCATATCGCCGTTTAATGCACTTCCTAGAACGTCTATATTCTCATTTTGCGTAATGTCGCCACTAAGTTGTCTCTTTGGCATTTTGTTCTACCTCACTGATATTTTCCTCTTTTTTCGCTTCTACTTCTTCAGCTTCATTCTCAGTTTCGAACTTATCATTTCTTTTGTCTAGCTTCTCCAACGCTTCTATTACTTTGCTATACGCACTCTCTAATTTCTCAACCCTTTCCTGCAACTTTTGAAATTGCATCTTCTTAATGCCTGGGTTTCTTTTTCGCATTGAATTTGCTATATCTATATTATTGTCCATCTTGTTTCCTTTATAAGTTAAAAGGGGGCGCTTGCCCCCTCTTGCTTTTTTAATTAAGCCTGACTTGTGTAGAAGACCATTCTCATGTTTTCTTTATTGTATACACGATCCCAGTTAGCTGCTGCTGCAAGCTCTGCATCTGTTGGAGATATTCCAGCTACACTAGCTCCTTGCCATGCTCCACCTACAGGATGTACTGAGAATACACGTCTTGTGTGCACTTCGGTAACTCCCATTCCTACGCCTTCGTTTCTTTCGAGTGATGTTGGCTCATATCTTGCCGAACTTTGCCCAAACTGCAACGCACCTGTTTTATAAATTACATTAAGGTAAACATTAGGTGACGTAGATAAGATCGGTAGGTTTTTGTCGACAATTACTTCCATGCTCATATAGAAAGGTATAGGTCTTGTTTGTCCTGAAATAGGAACAAAGTCAATAAGATCATTCTTTCTCATAGTTTGATAAATATCCGGATGTACTGCGATACCTACATAGTCTTCGCTATCATTGCGTCCTACAACACCATTTTCACCAAGCTTCCCTTGTGCATCGATTACACCGTCGTCAGTGAAAGACGATGCTGACCCATCAAATACAAGGTCGCTTGAGTCATTTGCTACGTTATCAGCATAAATACCCTGTGTCACGGCGATTGCGTTCTTGTCATATGCCTTTGTCCAAAACTCTCTTACATCGTTAGCAAACCGATCTAGAGGCTCTGAACCTGCAAGGATTGCTGATATAGCGTTAGCACCATAAGCTTTTACTCTTTCTTGTCTAACAGCTATTTGTTTGCTTGCAGTAATGTTGTTAATTGTTTCTGATACAGTCTCTGAAGGAACGTTTGTGTCCCCTGCTAGTGGTTGCCAGAATGGAAAGTTGAAAGTCTCTCCTCCACCATCAAGCAAACTGTTAAGCCCACTATTCATAGACACGATACCTGATCTAAAATATCTTGATCTTTCGTACCATGGCTCAAATGTGTACCCGGAAAAGACCTCAGGTACAACTACGTCTGCGATTCTTGTTTCTGCCATTTTGAAACTCCTTTATTTTATATAGGCCCCGTATTTCTCCGGATTTTCCTTGTAGAGTCTCGATTGCTCCGAAAAACTCAGGGACTTGTATTTTTCTTTTGTTATGTCTCCTGAATCCTTCGAACCCTTTAATGGGCTGGACTGATCCATTATATCTTTTTTAACTGCTAATTGTTCATTTGCTAGCGTTGTCTTTAGCTTGTCGATTTGCTCATCTATCGACTCTGCGCTGTCCCCGCCTAAGAATTCTGCGAATGTAGTACTTAAGCCAGCATCTCCTAATTTTTGCAGTTTGTATGCTTTTATTTCTTCTGCCTTTTTCTCTTGCTTAATTGATGTAAGCTCCGTTGTTAACGTACTTACTTCTTTAATTAAGTTGTTAAACTCTTGATCTTTTCTCTCGCTCTCTGACATTGTTTGAGTTTTTTCTTTTTGCAACTCGTCCCGCTCTAATTTTAGAGCTTCTAGGTCATTTTTAAGCCCAGTCAAAGCTGCTGTTAGTTCTGAATTCTTTCTGTTTAACCCCGCGATTTCGTTCTTAGTTAAATCTCTTTGTTCTTGAGTTGCCTCTTGTGAAGACCCCTCATTAACTTGATTTTCACTCATTTCTTACCTACTTATTGTTATATTTTTGCACATACACTGTACAAATCGTTTTGTACGTATAATGTACATCTTTGTAACAGTTTTGTCAATTTTTTTTTGTTATATGACAGTATTTTTATCGGCCTTCTTCTAGTTCCTTAAATCTTCTTGCAATAGATGGTCTTTTAGTAGGTTCCTTGCCTTCTGCTCTTCTCTTAGCTAATTCTTTCGCTCTTTCTCTCCTATATTCTGCTGCTCTTTCAATAGAACGCTTACCTCTTAATGTTTCACTCCATTCTTGCCATGTTTTCTTACCACCTGTTTTAGCCCATGTTCCGTTTGCCAGCCTTTCTCCTCTACTATTTGGAGTTATCCCCTCTGGAAGGTAGACGAGTTGACATCTACAGTTTATTCTTTGTGATTTAGATAATGTGAAATCTCGTGGCCCAGTTCCTTTTGATCCATCAGGGAATACGAAGAATCCATCATCATTAGGTCTTGTTTGGTCTTTTCTGGCATGATCTCGCCTTGTACGCCCATCCAGCGTAGCATCCCATACGTAGTCTCCATACATACCAGATGCTTCTGCAAACTGCGTGCTATCATATATACCACCAGAATGTCCAGTCAAGACCTCTGTTCTTGTTGTTCTTAAGGCTGAATTAAGTGATTGGTTATACACCTCGTCTGCTGACAGAAGTATTGTTTTTACGTCGCTCTTGCTTAGGTCTGAGTTGAACAATCCAGTTAGTGATTGCCGTATTGATGCAAGTAATGCTGTTACTTCTTGCTTAATCCTTTGAGGAAATGTCATCCCGAAGTTGGCTTTAAATTGTGTATCTTTATAGTTCTTTGTTACAAAGGCGGTGTTTAGTTTTCTGTAGTTAAGGTCGTAATCAAAGTTATCATTTGCAAGTATCCGCTCGTTGACGTCATCAGTCAGGCTTTTCCCCATAGCATAATATGTATTTGCGTAATTATCAGTATATCCTGATAAAACAATTGCATATTCAGCCTCTTTAAGCTCCCTGACGTCTTGCTCGATAGACAGTATGAACTTATCTAGCCTTTCCGTTGCCCTAGCGTTAGTAAGAACTATCAGCCCCTTGTCTGCCTGTTGCCTTAACACTGCTAGCTTTGCATCTATTTTATCTTTAGTAGCTTTGTATAACGCCTGCTGCTCCTTCATCGCTTGCTCAGTGCGATCTACGGCGGCATTAAATATTATCTTTTGGTCTCTTTTAGTTCCCATTGGCGGCTATATTATGCCTCTTCTTCTTCGTCTTCATCTTCCGATAGCCTAGGCTCGTTAATCAGTGCATCCATAGCACTTTGATTATCCTTAAGGTTTCTTATCTTTTCCTTATTCCTCTTCTGTATTTCTTCTTGAGGATTAGCAACTAGGCTTTGAGGGAAGAGTTTCAAGATTGTCTCATCTGATAACAGTCCTTCTTTCTTTAGAATAGCTGCTACTTCTGTTTTTTCTCTTAAGTCAAATGGTAGATTCCTTATCCACTTTAGTTCTGCTTCTACTCCTTCGCTAAGAAACCCGAAGAAGATCAAGGCGTTGTTTATTAGCATAAGTCTATATTTTAATGACTTAGTGAAATATATTTCCATAGAGGTCACCAAGTTTTCAAAGTTGGTTAGGGCATATGCAATTGCAATCCCGCTTTTAACATTGAACTTCTCATCATTCAAATTAGGTATTCCTGTTAGTTCGTAGTACCATCTTTCGAACACCTTTGTCGATTCAAGTGTAGCCTCAATATTCAGGTTTCTTTGCAAGAACTCTGCGAAGTTACCCTCCTCTTTACCACCCAGATCATCAAGAACTTTCCATTCTCGAATTTTATCTACATCGGACTCTTGTATTGATTTTGACAACAACAGGATCGTGTCGTTAAACTGGTCAATTGCATTAGCTATTGAGTCACTTCCTAGCTCATCTAACTTGTCGATAATAGGTATTTGTGGTTGGAAAACTCCAAGCCTATCGCTATTTATTCTATAAGGGTACAAAGGCACTTCTCCAAAAGGGTGTAATTCTGATCCGATGTACTCATATTCTCGTGATAGATCACCATCGAACCTTGCCTGGTCTCTTTGCTGGTTTATCCCTGAAAGCTCCTCTTTTTCTCTCCACTTATAAAAGTCAACTCTCTCTTTATAATATACGTCAGCCCTATGGATTATCTCGTCTTGCCCATCTCTTTGTGTCTCTCTAAACTTATAGTATCTTATAGACCATTTTAACTTATCTTCCTTTACTGTGTCTTCATACTCGAAGATGCACTGCTCTCTGTCTATCTGCGTAAATTGTATCTTTTCATTAGCAAAGTAAAGAAGCTCTGCACCTTCTCCTTTAATCGCTGCATCCTGGAATATTTCGGCACTTACAAGGGGTTCCTCATTTTCTTTGAACACACCCCTAACAAGTTCTACTTCTTCTCCTTCTTCATCCTCTTCATCGAAAACATAGTTAACATTGCCAGGTTTATAAGCATACCCTTGCAAATCATTGATAGTCTTCCTCGCAAAAGGCAAAGGAACAACATTGTTAGGATTTTTACCGTTCTGTTCGTTAACAATCCCTTGTGTTATCAGGCTAAGGTTCTTTCCTTGATAGTATGCTTCGTTCTTTAGATATTGTGACTGGTCATAGTCTTCAACAATCCTGCTTACCTGTATGCCTGTTAGTCTCTCCTCTGAAGGGACGTTTAACAGTTCTTTATCTTTCTTCGTAACTTCTTCACTCATATGTGTTACCATCCTATTACTTGGTTTAAATTCTTACTTGGTGCTTTCTGATTACGCTTCTTATGTCTCATTAAATCCTCCAACGCATATCTTAAAGCATCTATAATGTGATTGTTTTTATCCTCTATTTTGTTAGACATGTTCCCTGTGCGAGGATCCACCACATAACTATAATATCTAAATTCATCTATTGTATTCTTGCATCTAGGGTTTATTACAATCTTTTCAAAGCTTTTAATAAATTCTATACCATCTTCGATGCTGCCTTTACCTTTTTTAGATCCTGACATTTTATTGTATCCGTGCCTCTTCATATAACTTATAGTGTCAGGTCTTGCACTATCTGCTTTTATCGGGTATATCTTTGATTCTGGCACTGCTTCGAACCTGCCAGGGAGTTTGTCTATTTCAACTCCTACCTCATAGAACTCATAGTCTATATATAGTATTCTGTCAATTATAAAACACCTTACAAGTGTAGATGGATCTTTTGAAAAGCCCCAATCCGCCCCAAAATAGAAGAATGTATCCTCTGGAGCTTCGAAACTGTTTACCTCCCACTTGCCATAGAATACCTGTGCTTCTGAATGTTTTATGCACTTACCTTCCCACTTATGCAGATACTTGTCATAATCTGTTCTTTTGTCATATTCTAACTCTTCTTTAAGAACATCTGGGAAGAATGGGTTGTCGTTATAGTTTATCTCTATCTTTATTGTATCGTCTCTGTCAGCTAGAGTATAATCAACATGTACTGGGTCTTCTTCGTCTGTAGGGTTATAAGTGAATATTATCTGGCTGCCTGGCTTACGGATGGTTGGTGTCAATACTTCTAATGATTTACGGCTAAGGCTCTGAGCCTCTTCA